GGTCCCCCCCCGCATTCAGGTAGATCTCCGCATACTTGCGCTGTACAGCGGCCAGCCGGGCGGTGCTCTTAACCTCCTTGACGTCCTTCTCGCCGGCGGCCTTGGTCTCGTCCTCCCTGCAGTCCTCCTTCGTCTCGTCCGCGGGAGGCGTCTCCTCCTTGATCTCGTCCTCCTCCGGCGTCATGGCCTTCAGGGCCTTTACGGCGCCGGCCTCGGCCGCCTGCTCCAGCAGGGCCTGCAGCTGCTCCTGGGTCAGGCCGGTCTCGGTGGTCTGCTCCTTGGTCTCCTTGCTCTTGGTGTCTTTCGGTTCCATAGGTTTTTTGCCTCCTTTATAGCTTTCGATCCGCGCCTCAGTGTTGGCGGGATAGTTCACGATGCTGATCTCCAGCAGATCCAGCTTTGTCAGATGCCGGACCTGCTGCTCGTCAATGTAATACTCCAGGGCGATATAGCCGATGGACATCTGGTCCAGCACACCGTCACGGATGAGCTGCCGGTAGTCCCGGCCTGCGGTGGTGTCGCTGATCTGGCCCTTCACATACAGGCCGATGCTGTCCTCCCGCAGCTCCAGGGTCCGGCCCAGGGGCTCCTTCCTGTCCTCATGCTGCCCGAAAATGAGCACCCCGGCGGATGCGGCGCCGGTGGCCAGTGTCTCGGCAAACGCGCCGGGCTCCACCACGTCGCCGTCCAGATCCACCACGTTGAACACGGAGGCGTGGCCGGTGAAGATGCCCTGGTCGTCCACGCCTTCCATCTTGAATTGCAGGTATTTCATCCTGTCGCCTCCTCAAAATCACCCGGCAGCAGGTCGCACCGGCAATTACAGACCTCGGACGGGTCTGCCCCAGGCTCTCCCGGATACAGCAGCCCGTTGGAAAACCGCTCATGGATGGGGATGGTCTTGGGGTAGATGTTCCGGTGGCTGTCCCGCACATCCGAGTCCCCGGCGTCCACCCAGGTCTTCGTCCGCACACCGCCGTATTTCATCTGCTCAAAGCTCCCGGCCTGCAGGCTTGTGTGGGCCTCGCTCAGCGCGATGGACGCCGCACGCTCCGCCTGGACCTTGGGCATATGCTCCTGCACCCGCTTGACCAGCTGGGCCGTGCTCTCGCCCGCCTCCAGGCCGTCTGCCAGGGAGGAAGCCAGCTTGTCCCGGGTGGTGGCGTTGATCCCCTTCACCCGTTCCAGGCCGTACTGCCGCAGGTAATCCGTCAGCCGCGGGGCCTGCAACGCCTTGATCCCAAAGGCCTCCTCCATGGACCTGGCCCCCGCCTGGAAGGCTTCCTCCCACACGGGATTCAGCACAGCCGCCAGCGCCTCGTCCTGGGCATTCCAGTCGATCAGCTGCTCCAGCGCCTCCTTTGCAAGACGCCGGGCCGCCTCGATGTCAAAGGTCAGGCCCAGGCCGGACTGGATGCGCTGCCGGAAGTCCTCCCGGCTGTCCTTGTGCCCACGCCTCATGGCCGCCACGACCTCCGCCGTCTGTCCATCAAAGAACCGCTGGAGGCTCTGCCTGGCCGCACGTTCCTGCACAGCCAGCAGCTGCGCCCGTTCCCGGCGCGCCAGCTGCATCCTGCGCCGGCTGTTTCCCTTTATGCCGGGCAGAGGCTCCTGCTCCGGCGCGGCGCCGTCCCCGATGATCTGCTCCGCCTTGGTGCGGTCAAAGGGGAACGCGGCCGTAATGATCTCAATGGCGGATTCCCGGTCCAGCTCACCCAGCGAGACGCTGCGGGCGATCTGCACTAGGCTGGTCACCTGCGCGCCGTTCAGCGCGATGTCCTTTGCCACCGCCAGCTGCTCCGTCTCCTCGGCCTGCGGTCCAGCCGGCGTTTCCGGCGCCGTGCCGGGCGGCGCTGCCTCCGATACCGCAGAGGCGGGCGTTTCCGTTTCGCCGGCACTTATGCGCGCGCTTTCTGTCAATTCCTCCGGCATCGTCGGCAGGGAGGCATACGGCACGAACAGCACCTGGCCCGCACCATTCGGCAGCGGGTCGAACCCGTTCTGCTCCCGCCACTCGTCCACCAGCATCGCGCTGCCGCTCAGGCCCGCGTTGGACATCTGAAGCCGGAACTCTGTATCCTCCGGCACGATGTCGCCATACTCCCACAGAAGATCCTCGCCCCAGAAAGGGAGCAGCTGGGCGTTGATGGCGTCCTGCCGCGCCAGCAGCCGGGGCGTCAGCACGTTCTCCGCGTAGATGATCTTCGCCTGGGTGGCCGTGGCACGGTTGCTGTTCTCCACGATGCCCAGGATCTCCGGAGGCACCCCGAAGTGGGCGTTCACCGCATCCCGCAGGTCCTTCCGGCTCTCCGTGAAGTCCATCTCCCGCTGGCTGTCCACCAGCTTGTTCACCGTCACGTCACGGGGGATGATCCCCATTTTATGACTGTTTCCCACACCTCGGTGCCGGTCGTTCCACGCCGCGGTGAAGCGGTCGTATTCGTCCTTTGTGATGCCCGGCGCGGACATCAGTACAGGCGGCGTGGCGTCGTTGAAGAAGAACTTCTTGGCCCACTTCGCCATATACTCGTCTGTCTCGATCTCATCCGCCACCGGCTCTGCGTCCCCCAGTCCGCGTCCATAGGGGTCCAGGGGGTTCAGCTGCCGCACGATAAACATATCCGCTACCGGCACCAGCCTCTGAAGGCCGTCCCGGCTGCGGATGGTGTAATAGGGGAAATCCAGCCGGGGGATGTCCGCCACCCAGTGGGGTGGGATGGGCCACAGCTCCGCAGGGTACCCGGCCGCATCCCGTTCAATGACCGCCTGCCCTTCGCCCTTGATCATCAGGTACGTCTCGTGCAGCTTCCAGAAGGCGCTGCGCGTCATGTACGGCAGGGGATTGGGCCGGGCCATGAAGTCCAGGAACGGGTGGTCCGTGATCTCATCCCTGTCCCCATTGGCCTTTACCCGGAACAGCTTTCCGGACACGTTGGAAAGATCTGTGGAGATCTTCGTCACCGGGGACAGCCGCGGGCTTTTGCCATAGGTCTCCAGAAACTCCTGGCTGTTCCGGTCCGGCGGGCTGGTCCACCGGGAGGCAAAGAACCGCGCCATCCCCTCCGGCCTGCCGCTCACCGCCGCCTTGATCGCCGCTATTCTCCAGCCCATAGGCTGTCCCTCCTCTCTCGGGCAGACCGTTCCGCCCTATACCCACCAGATGTCAAGCGTACCCCTCCCTTCGCGCTCCTGGATCGTCTCGGCAATCCCCGTCGTGGCGTCCGGGGCGTCGTCATGCTTGTTTTTACCCGTCTTCTGATAACTGATCATAGCCGCGTAATACTTCGGCCACCGCCGGGTCCAGCCCTCTGGAAACAGCAGGTGCTGCATCACGAAGGTGGCCCCTGTCATGATCCGGGCGTGCTTGTTGGCCCCCTGGTGGAACCACTCCACGTTCACGCTCCGGGTCTGGTAGATCTCCCACAGCAACCGCTCCACGTTCCGGGCAAAGCCCCGGCCGCCGTTGTTGCTCTCGATCCGGGCTGTCGCCACATGGTTGGACGCCAGCTGCTCCGCCGTCTTCGGCTCGGTCTGCTCCATGGGGGCGTCCGTCATCAGCACATCCAGGATGTACCCCTCGCCCTCGTATACGCCGGCCACAATGGACACCAGGTCGTCGGCGCCTGTGTCCGCCGTGTCCGTGTAGCTGATGATCTCGCCAAATGCCGGCTTGCCCTCCTCGTCCCGGGGAATGTCCGTATAGGTGCGGAAGCTGGTGTACAGCTTCCCCTTGATGTCCACCGGCTCCTGCTGGTAGTTCGCGTCCGCGATCTCCGCGCTGGTCAGCCGCCGCTTTTTCTGATAGCTTTTGAAAGACAGAAGGGCAGGGCAGAGCATGGTCCCCCGGCTCTCGTCCAGGCAGGCCCGCCGGCAGAACACAAACCAGTCGTCTCCGTCCTCGCTCTCCAGCAGACGGCCGCACAGGTCCTTCGTGCTCCACCGGGTCATGACAAGGATCTGCATCCCGCCCTCCTCGATACGGGAGAGGAAGGTGTCCGTGTACCAGCTCCACTGCTCATCCAGCACCCGGTCGTTGAAGGCCTCCTGGTCGTTCTTGATGGGGTCGTCAATAATGCCCATGGAGCAGCCGATGCCGGTGATGGTGCCGCCGAAGCCTGTGGCCAGGTAGTTGAAGAATTGCCCCTCCAGGCTCCACAGCTGCGCCGCCGCGTCCCCCTGCTTGACCCGTGTGCTGGGAAACACATCGTGAAAGATGGGTACCTTGCTGTCCAGCTTGTCCGCGTCGATCCCGTCCCGCACATTCCGGGCGAACCGCCCGGCCAGGATATCGTTGTACGACACAGAGATCACCCGCGTCTCGTTCCGCCTCCCCATGCACCACTGCACGAACAGTGTCAGGGTATAGGACTTCCCGTGCCGGGGCGGCAGGTTGATCATCAGGTTCCGGTATGCCTCGCCAGTCTTGGGATTGATCAGCCGCCCCTCGAAGATGCCCTGCAGGGTGTCGCACAGGTCCCGCTGGTAGGGCCGGTCATCCCGGTAGAACTTCGGGTTCATCAGTTTGCAGTATTCGTAGAAGGTCGTCTGGGCGGCCAGGATGCGGCCGTCCACGATGCCCTCCGGATTGAGCAGTTCCTTCAGCTCCGTTAGATCCCGCATGGCCGCGCCTCCTCTCTTGGGCCTGTGGGCCGCTCTAAACGCGTTGTGACGCGTTAAACGCTCTGGGGGCGGGAAAGGACACGTCCGGCCCCTCGGGGCCCGCCTGGGCGCTCTCCCGCCTTTCTTCCTTGCATCACCATGCCCCGGTACGATCACGCACCGGGGCATGGCAACGAAAGGAGGTGCCGGGCCCGTGGAGTGGTCCCCACGAATGGGCTGGCCCGGGTACTGTCATTGAGTATGCTTCGCCACCACCGACCTTCCGGGCGGTGCTGCGTGCCGGGGCTATGTCCCCCGGCGGCCGGCGCGGGGACGAATCAACCGCGCGCCGGCGCTGCCGGGATCCTATTCCGCTGGGGCTGTACCGGCGCAGGGAGCGCCCCGCCCCACAACGAGCCCCACCTCGATCCGGCGGGCCTCGCCCAGGACGGTCAGCTCCACCGTTGCCCTGCGCCCCCTTGGGTTCACCTTTACGATCCGCTCCTGCAGGGCCGTCAGCGGCCCCGAGGTGATCACGGTCTCGCCGTTGCTCCGCTCCCCGAAGGAGACGCCGAAGTCCCGGCCCGACCGCGCGAACAGCAGCACGGCTGCCATTTCCTCTTCCGGCACCGCCTCCGGGGCGGCCCCGCCCAGCAGCCGCACCACCTGGGGCTGGCGCTGGATATGATAGTAGGTGCGGGGGATCAGCGCCACACGCACGAACACGTAGCCGGGAAACACCGTGCGGCGCATCAGCCGCCACACACCGTGCCGCCGTTCATGCAGCACCTGAACCGGCGCGATGGCCTCCATGCCCGCTTCCGTCAGGCGGCGGGCCGTTTCCGCTTCGCTGCCCGTCAGCACCTGGGCTACGTACCACTTCGGCTCAGCCTTCATCCCGTCCCGCCTCCTCCGCGGCTGCCTCGCTCACCAGCTGCTGCAGCCGCTCCAGCAGGTCCGGGTCGTCCTGCACCATCTGGCGCATCCGCGCCTTCACATTCCGCTCTACCGACTCGATGGCGGCCAGACGTTCCTTCCGCCACCGCTCCTTGTAGATCGTGCTCCGCTGCAGCTGTACCAGCAGCCGTCCCGCCTTGTCCAGCGGCAGGGCGTCAAAGTCCTCCTCCGCCGTGGCGATCCGCCGCGTCAGCCCGTCGATCAGGATGGCCGACGCCAGTTCCGTGCTCTCTACGTCCTGGTTCTCACGGATTTGCTGCAGCAGGGCGGTCGTCTGTTCCCGCGCTTCCTTCAGCCGCCGCGCAGCACTGTTGTGCCGCATGGCATACCGGCCCACCGCGCTCCGGCTGATCTCATAGCCCTGCTCGGTCAGAGTGTCCGCGATCTCCTGGTACGTGTAGTTCACATCCGCCAGCATCCCGTCCATCTGGGCCCGGATCTCATCCGGGAACTCGTCCACTCGGGACTTGATCCGCTGGCGCTCTCTCTGCTCCCCCATGGTCAGACGTCTACGCCCAGGTCCTCGATGGTGCCCTCCACCAGGTCGATGCCTGTGGGCGTCAGCTTCAGAAACGCATCCACGGGGACCTGGCCCCGCAGCAGCTTCTCCGCGTCCTCCTCGTCGATCACGGTCACGTAGCCCTTACCCGCCAGGTAGTCCACATGCCGCGCCAGGTCCGGCACACTGATGCTGCCCGCGTCCAGCAGGCTGTTGGTGATCGTCCGCACCTCCACAGGCCCGGGCGCCACACTGTACAGCAGCATCAGGATCTTGCCCCTGATTCGCTTGTTTGCGTTCACCGTCAGATTGGCCGCCATCCTAACTCCTCCTTCTCTTCTCTATGGGTGATCCCCCGGGTTCAGCCGGTCCAGGATCTTGTCCAGCTTGTTCTCCATGCGCGCCACCGTCCGCACGAAGTCGTCCTTCAGCGTATACTTGAACGGCAGCTCCGTGATGAAGCGGTCCAGCTTCTCTTCCACCTTCTGGGTGTCCGCCTTCGCCTCCCGCTCCACCGCCTTGATCTGCTCCAGCAGGTCCTTATGCCGCTGGTCCATCTGGCCCAGCTCACGCTTCAGCAGGAAGCAGATGACGCCGTACGCCACCACCTGGATGATCCACTGTACCCACTCCGCCATGCTGCCCCCTCCTGAAATAGACAAATCCCGTGGAGGCCGGATCGGCTTCCACGGGATTGATTGTAATTCGCTCCGCTCAAACTATATAGTCAAAGCAGTTGTACAAAGTACTTTGCAGAAATAACCTTTCAGAACAGGCTCTGCTGCTCCGGCAGCGGGTTGTCCTTGCAGATATTCAGCACCCAGTTTACGCTCAGCTCGTATTTCTGGGCCAGCTCCTTGGCGTTGTAGCCATTGTACTCCTTCTGGATCCGCTTGTCCCGCAGCGCCTTCACAAGCGCCTCTACCTTGGGGATGTACAGGCTGGCGCCTCCGTACTGCTCCGCCAGCTTCAGCAGCGGCTGTACGCCCAGGATCTCAGCCAGCGGCTGGTACTGCTCCGGCAGCATCTCAATGGTCAGACTATCCGTCCACTTGCCCACAGGCGCCTCCTTTCCGCTCACCCCGGCCCCCGGCCGCCATGGCCTTCAGCGCCGCGATGCAGCTGTTCGTGCTCCGCCGGTCCAGGAAGGAGGGATGGGAGATCCCATACTGCGTCTCCAAAAAGGCCGTCAGCCGCTTCGGCTCCTCGCTCCACCCCAGCCGCTCCGCCAGGGAGTAGATTAGCTGCACCTGCCCTTTGGTCGCCCGGTCCGCTGCCCGTTTCGGCTTCTCACCCGTCAGCAGCTTCAGCCGGTCGATCACCCGCCGGGCCTCCTCCACTGTCAGCTCCGACACGTGCTCCTTTTTCGCCGCCGTGTAGACCACCCCGTGCAGCTCCTCGCTGTCCATGCACCCCGCGCGCCCCAGTGCATAGATGCACTTCAGCTGCTTTGGCGTCAGGGTACCTCCGGTCATGCCCATTCGTTTCGCCTCCTTCCGGATCGCCGCCCTCAGTTCCGCTCCAGTTTCTCCCGATCCGGCTCATACCAGAAGGTGTCCAGCACCTTTACGCCGGCCCCCACCGCGATGATGTCCGCAGGCGGGTACTTTCCCAGGATGCCCTTGTCGATCTTCGGCTCCGCCTGCTTCACACAGTCGCTCATCCCGCGCTCCAGCAGCTGCCTCACGATCTCCGCCACCTTCGCCGGCGCCTTTGGCAGCGTGATCCGCGTACTCTTCCGGAATCCCACGCTCCCGAAATTCAGCGTCTTGCTCTTCTTTCCGTCCATATCGTCCCGATGGGCCTCCGCGAAGGCGCAGATCTGCGCCTCCAGCCGTTTCGTTCCCTCCAGGTAGATCCGGCTCTTCGCTTCCGCCTCTGCCTTCGCCGCGTCGATCTTTTCCTGCATCTCCGCCTCAAAGCCCTCCACCATCCGCTGGTTGTCCCCGATGGTGCCCAGAGCCTGGTTCACATCGTCCCAACTCTCAAACTCCGCGATCACTTCTTCTACCCGTTTCCGTGCCATAATCTGTTTCCTCCTATAGATCAAATCGGTATTGCTCCGGCGTCTCTGCCCGGACGGACAGCACCCGGAC